TCCAATCGCCTGCGATTTGAATAGTCCCCGCGCTGCCGCCGCCCCAAGCCAGAACCTCGGCGTATGTCGTCGGCGGGTTGCCGCCATTGTTTGCGGCGGTGAACGTGCTGTAGTTGTAGACACCGCTCGAGTGTGTGCTGCGTCCTGTCTCGCCAGAAATTCTGCCAAACCATCGGACGCTGTCTGCGCTACCGCTAATTGAAGCTGAACTTGTGATGTATCCCGAATCGTTGGTAAACGTCGAGACGTTCGTCGGCTGGGTGTAACTCAGAACTCCAGTCGAGTTGTTGTAACTCAGCGAACCAGTCGCTGTGATCGCGCCTCTTGCGCGAGAATTTGTGAAGTAAAGGTTAGTGCTGCCTTCAGGAACTGCATCCGTGCTTCCGGGTGATGCAGAGATCTCAACATATGCAGATCCAGACCAGCGATAAGTTTTTGCTGTGTCGATTGTAATGTAGATCTTTCCTGACTCGCCGGTTCCCGGAAGTGCTGCAAGATTTGCATACTCAAGAACATCGTCTACATAAGACGGAAGTTGGGTAGACGGAACCTTTCCAGATCCGTCGAGCGATGCGTAGCCATTGGCGACGCCTTTATTGCCGGAGTTTTCCGGCGTAAATCCAAGTGCGGTGGTAACGTCTGCGTTACTTATTAGTGCGCCGGTAGTGACGCGACCTTTCGCGTCAACAGTCACCTTGCTATAGGTTCCCGCAGTCGCCCCGCTATTAGAAAGCGTAAGCGTTGTCGAGGAGCCAGTAGTTCCGCTTCCGGTTACATCGCCGGTGAAGCTCAAAGATCCAGACGGGATAGCACCCCAAGACGGACTGCTGCCGTCAGTGGTGAGGTACTTTCCGCTCTGTCCTGCCTGAGTAGGAAGGAAACTGTTCTTTACCGCAGATGACGGGCTGCGAACTTCAGAAACGTGCAGGTACTGCGCGTGGTCATCATCTCCAAGACCAGAAAGGTTTCCGTGATCCGGAACAGGATCTGCCGAAGGCTCCCATGCAGCGCCGTTCCAAACGAGCTTCTCTCCAACAGCAGGGGCGTCCGCTGAAACCGCACGGCCTTGGATCTTCGCTACGTTCGGAGCGGATGATGTGCCGGAAAGATCTCCACCAATCTCAACCTTGTCTGAATTGAGATTGGTGAAGTTAGCGTCCAACTCATTATTAGTGAGCGGACTGCCTTTCCCTGCGCGGGTCGTGAGATTCGACATGCCTTTCCCCTATTAGGAGATCGTTATCGTCCAAGTCACCGTCATCGTGTCCGATGCACCCTTGTTCACAATAGGGAACACCGTGCGGCAAAGCATCGTGCCGCCGGTGCCGGAGTTTAGGATTCCGGCTTCGGTCACCGCGCCACTGCCAATTCCGGCATTGAAGGTCGCAACGTAGGTTGCAACAGCACCGGTCGCCGTTCCGCTAGTCAAAGATGCGCGACCCAGTTCGCCGCCGAGGGCGGTATCACCGACGACAGGCGAGATCGAGTTAGACCCAATTGCCATGTGGCTCATAACAGGGGACGCCGTGCCTACCATGCGCGAGGCAATGAAGCCCTTGCCAGCCGTCACGACGAGGTTGTTGAAATCGCGTTCATCCTTCAGGGTTCCGTTTTCATCGAAAACACGGATCTGAAGACGACCGCTCACTTTTATGTCTTCATTCGCTTTCATTCAAATAGCCTCTTTAGAAGTATTGAGAAGAACCAACATAGTCCTCGGCAAAGTAAGTGATGTCGGCGTAATCCGTCATCCTTAAAAAGCCGGAGTCTGCTGCGGTCATCATCTCGCTCGGATTCTTACCGAACACAAGCAAGAACTCGTCGATCACATACTCCGTCTCTTCAGGTAGACGAGAGTACGCAACCAGTACTGAAGCCTCGTCTGACGCTGCAACCGACTCGCTTCTCTGTGTAGAGAAAAACGAGTAGATAAAGTCGCCTAATAATACAGACTCGGCAAAACCCTTTGTAGTATCAACCTGCGCATGGTCTGCCGCAGATTGCGAATCAGCCAGATTGAATCCGATGTCGAAGATGATCTCTTCAAGCGTCGGGACTTCATCGTCCAGCCCCTTGCCGATGCCAATCCTTGACGAGTCGGCCATCGAGAAGGAGTCTGCCTGCGGGGTCTCAAAGCCTTTCGATACCGCATCAGCAAGCCCTTGAAGGTCTGAAAACCCCTTGGATACGCCAAACGAAACCTCTTCCGTGGCGGGGGCTACTAGATCGGCAAGAACCTTGCCCGTGTCGTGCTTGTAAAAGTCGAACGGGAAAGCGAAGTCGTCGAGAACCTTCTCATTACTGAGAATGATCTCGTCGAGTTGGGTCAGGCTATCTGACAGCCCCTTGTCGAATACCAGAAGAACCTGATCCGCGACGACCTGAGTATCGTTGACCCAGCGGTCAACCGGAGTCGGATCAATCTCGACGTTGGCAGCCTTGAGGTTAATGTACTGCGACAACGCATAAGCGTTGACGTAGGTCAGCGGCCCACGAAGTTCTGCGTATTCGAGTACGTCCTTTAGATCGACGTACTGGGTTACAGCCCTCGCATACGCATGTAGCGGCTCAGTACGCAGTTTCTGGAACTGCGCAGCCTGTACAGGTTTTGGGAGATCGAGGACGACACGAATCATTAGAAGTCAGATCGAACGCGAAGTTTAATAAGGTCGTAGACAGTCTGAACACCCCCGCCGGAGGTCTCCATTTCAATCTCAGCCTCATAAACACCGGCAGCGTTCAACGACTCAGGAGTCCATTGAAAGGCAACTCGACCATTGATGGCGTCCGTGACCGTTCCGGTCAGCGTGGACTTAATGGCCGTAGATCCAACTTCTCGGATTTTGAAACGAACGGTAGATCCAGTCAGGTCTATCGGCTGCCAAGTAGCGGGATCGCTCTCATCGAGGATCTGCCCGGTAGCAGCCTGATTGCTATCTTTAAGATATACATAGAGGACTGGAAGCGTATCGCCCTCGACCAGAGGGATAGTTGCGCTGTAACTCATACAAACTCCCTAGGTGCGACGGTCAACGGGCCACCCGCATAACCATGCTTGGACTTGCGGATCGCAAGACCAAGGGCTTTGTCGAAAAGGCTCTTGTTGATGTTCGCCCTGTTCGGGTCAGACCAAACCTTTTCCGGCTGGATCTGGAGCCTGTACAACGCACCCTTGATCAGGGTCTCCGAGTTTTCATTGGCAATGAAGTCAGGTATCGATGTGCTACTCTGCGACGGCTTGAGGGAATAGAGAACGTAAAGCGTCTCGCTCACCTCCGGCGTCGGAGCAACGGTGATCGTGTCACTGTCGTTCATCGTGTAGCAACGCGCAGGCCCACGCCCAGATTTCATGATGATGTCTACCGGCGTGACCGGAGACAACTTCTCGTAACTCGGCGAGGACGAAGTCCCGCGATTCCGGTACAGTCCAAGAACGTGATTGATCTCAGAACCCGTAGGCGGACTAAGATCGATCTCATTCGTATTTGCAGGGAGGATCGAATCCTCAAGCGGCTGAATCCAAACGTCAGTCTTGATGCAGAACTCGATTGCCGCGTCCTTAATGCACTGGGCAATAGAAAACACCGGGCAACCGGGAACCTCTAAAAGAACCCTATTTGCCAAGTCGGTGTATTTCACGCTGCGGCTCCGCTACCCGGCGGGATACGAGGACGCGGGGTCGAAGCAGAGTCCGACTGCGTCTTGATACCGAGGGCGTTTTGGAAAGCCTGCAGATGAGCCTGCGCACGGGCAACATTACCCGCGTATTCAGAGTCCTTCGAGTACGCCCGGTAGAGCAGGTAATCGAGGATCGCGTTCGCGTAGATGTCATCGATGTCGATGGTCGTAGTCGAGATGTCCGCAAGATCGTTCGGGCCGCCAGTCGAAGTGATCGTATTCGGAGCGGAACTGTAGACGATCTCAATCTGAGCGGTGTTAGTCGGCTTCGGATAGAGATAAAACGTCTTCGGATCGAGCGGGTTGTAGATGTAGTGTTCGATCAGAACAGTTCCCGCAGTTGGCGTGTTATGCCAATCGGGAAGCTGATCGTCCATGATTCGGCGATCAATCTGCCGAATCGCCTTGCCGCCGACGTTGCGAACAACATCGAGCAATCGCAAAGCAGCGGAGGGTAGGGTCTGTTTAGATCCAGCCACACAATCGAATGACGTGTTGACAGTCTTCGCATCAGGACGAACAAGAACGACTTCGCGCTGCGCGTCGTTGAAGAACTTCAGAAGTTCCTGCTTCGCCCAGCGAGTGCCAGTCGTATCCTGAAGGATGATCTGCGCACGGTCTATGATGTCAACCACTTTTACCGTAGCCATGTTTTAACCTTCGTAATACGGTTCTAAGTCAGGGTTGTCAGCGTACACAGGGTTCCAGTCCCAGATCACGCCGGTACGTTTGTTTTTCAACTTCTTGATCGGCAGGCTTGGCATGTCCTCGATTTTTGTCGGGGGTGCGCCGAGTGAATTAACCTCGACCTGCAAGTCTTGAAGTTTCTTTCGCCTATCAAGAGTCACACCAAAGTTTGCTTTGGCGTACTCGTAAAGTTCGTCCTTATTCATATCCATCCAAAGGGTCGGGGAGAGTATGGTTTCCCATACCCTCCCCTCTCCAATTACATGCCGTTCAGCTTGAGAGCCACGCCGCAGGTCGGGTGAACAACCTTGTAGCCGTAGACCTTCAGGCCGCGCACACCGTCACCGAAGGACGACTCAAGGCGAACCGTCTCAGTGTTGGTGAACTGCGAAGCGAAGCACGCGAACTTCTTGTGACCAGCCAAGCAGAGGCGCTTGCCAGAGTCACCGCCCGAACCAGCGGCGAGGAGGTTCGACTGATAGACCGTGAAGCGGTCGATCATGCCAACCTTGCCGTTGCGGAGCGGCGAAGCCGAGTCACCAGTGAGGTACGCGAACTTCAGATCGGACTTCTTGAGAAGTTCGATCACCTTCGGCGAGACAACGAGGAAGCGGTCGCTATCCGGAATGTTGTCTTCGTCGAGGATACGAGCAGCCTCAAGGATCGGGTCGAGGATGTTCGACGCGGTCGGCGTGGTGCCAACATCCACCACGTTTCCAGCCTGAACGCCAGACACAATGTTGCCGAGAACGTCCGTCTCGACAGCAATGCGCATCTGCTCAGAAGCGTCACGAGCAGCCTCATCCCAGAACGAGATGTCGCTTTCGGCCTTCAGCACATCGTCCACCTTGAAGGCGTACGACTTGGCCTTGTCAACGAGCAACTCGATGGTCGAGGTCGTCACGTCCTGATACGAGATCGTGCCGGTGTAGTTCGCGACGGTGATCGCCGGAACCGTACGGATCACAACCTTCGAACCCTGACCAGAGATCTCACCCTCGTAATCGTTGTTCGTCACCTGCTCAAGAACAGACGCCGCGTAGAACTTCGCCTGCAACTTCTTCGAGAAGATATCAGGGACGAAGCCAGCGGCACCGTTCGCAACCCAGCCGCCATTGGCGACCGTAAAGTTCATAGCCATTTCAAAATACCTCTAAGATAAATTTTTACCCTAGCGGACACGGCCCTCAGCCCAAGCCTTGTCGATCTCTCCTTCAAACCGCTCGAAGTCTCGGCGACTCAAAGAATTGATCTCATTGCGAGTCCAAAACCGTTTTCCGCTCACGTTTGGATTTCGCGCCTTCGGCAATTTTGGCTCTGCCAATTTCTTTGCCTCAGACGTTACGTCCGTCTTGGGTGCTGAATTCTTAACGCCCTTATATCGGTCGAGAAGCTCGATAACTTCCTCAGACGTCCCCGCTTTGGCAATCCGTTTCCAAGTTGCGGTTTGTCCGTCGAGCCATTCTTGGAAGCCATCATCGTTTGCGATATCAGCGAAATCAGGATGCTTCGCTTTAACCGACGCGACGTGCGCCTCCAAACTTCTCTCTTCCTCTGACTTCCGATGAAGTTGCGCTGTCTGCTTGAGTTCGTTTTGTAACTTCTGAAGTTGTTTCAACAGCGGCTTCGCAATATCTGGGTAGTCGCGTTCCAGTGCTTCTACTTCCGGATCTGGGCCTTGCTGTTCTAACTTCTGAGACAACTCTTGTTCAAGCAGGGCTACTCGATTAGCAAGGGTATCGCTAAGTTGTTTAGCGGCCTTGGCTTCCTCGATCGCCTTCGTCATTCTGGACTGCGCGTTTTTGTAGCGGTGTTCCGCCTTGGCAAGTTGCGCCTTCCAGTTTTCATCAGACTCCGACGCACCTGTGTCATCGTCTGACTTGGCCTTTACCTCAGCCTCCGTATCCTGCGGCTCGACAGGTGGAGTCTCTTCCTGAACGTCTTCCGGCTGCGGCTCTTCAGGTGTGTCCTCTTGGGGCTTCCCCTTTGAAGATTCCTCTCGCGCCTTCTGATACTGTTCAATCAGAGCGTTCGCTTCAGCTTCCAGCTTTGCTGGATCATTCCTACTTGCCATTTTTTCTCACTCCGGGCCTATTGGCGTATCGGATCAAAGTTCAACAGCGTGTATCGTTCCCCGATTCGCTGCTTCCAGTACGGCTTTCGCCGAATCCTCTAACTCAAGTAATGCTCTTAACTCAACGACCTTACCTTGCTCAAAGCGGTAGTTGTCCGTTGTTTCCAGAGCCTTGTGGCATTGGGCGAGGCGTTGGCGGAGCAGGCTGGACAAGACTATCCACTGAGGGTGGCTGGCCAACTCCAGCAACGCCCTCGCCTGATCCTTGTTCAACTTCAGCCCCATTCATTTCTCCCATTCCTTGCTCTGGCATTTCCTTGAGAATACGGTCTGCGTCGATGTCGAGAGACTTGGCGATGTCCTTGATGAGTGCTTCAAAGTTCACCATCTGACCTATAGCCGGGTTCGCGACCAACGACATAAACTGCAGCAGTCGCTGCGACTGAACTTCCTTCTGGATGAGAGCAGTCGAGCCACGCGCAATAATTCGCATGTCACCCTTGATGTCCTCATCAGGGTTCCACGCCATGTTCCAATCGTACAGCGCACGAACCATCGGCGCCAGTAGGAAGTCGTCAATATTCTTGATGACAGACTTCAGCGAAATGCTGGCCGCACCCATCAACATCGACATTCCGGTTGCGGTCTTGTTCATGCCGCCAGAAGTCGATCCGTGGGTATAAGAGGGGAGCGAGGTGGTCTCATCGGCGAACCGACGGAACAACTCGATCACCCCAGACAATGCATTCGCATTACTCTCCGGCTGGTAGAAACGCACCATCGGCATGGCAGCATCGCCGCCTTCACGCAGGAAGATGCGCCACGGGTAGATCTGCGTCGGGTCTTCGCCAGCCGCAATCAGATCCGTGTTCACTTCAACAAGTGGGCCGGAGGAGATCGCCATGTTGTCGATGAAGATGCGGGTTGCCGCGTTCATCGTCGTCTGGCTGTCGCGCATCTGGCGCGGTACGCCTACGCCCCAGAACTGGTGGGGGGTCTTCTCGTACGGAGCCAACTTGTATGGAATCTCCGCCCCAGGAATTGGGTTGATCTGCGCCTTCAATACGCGGTCTGAGCAGAGCCAAACGTTGGCCGAGAAGATGGAGTTGAGATCAGAATCCTCTATCTCAACACCGGCATCGCGGAGATCTGAACCGACGATGTCACCCCAAAATTCAAGCACCTCGTATCGATTCGATTCCGAGTACTCGTTTACATTGCCCAGATTGCGACGATCCCGCTCATGCTGCAACTCTTGATGGTTGCCGTGGCGGAAGTTCGTCAGGATGTAGTCAATCGCTTGATCGTCAAAACCCGGCGAGTCTTTCAACTCCGCCAGTTGCGACTTGGTAAGAACGTGACGACGGTAGATTCCCGTCGAATCTTCCATCGAGGTCGCAAACGGATCTGGGTACAAATCAAAGACCGAGACACTCTCGATCTCAGGAAGAACCCTCTCCTCGTAAATCAGCACATGCTGTTCGCCGTTGTGCCGCCAATGACCAGATCGCTCCACACGAAGCGTTCCCGCCTTGATGGCGCCAGTCCCAAAGATACACATCTCCATGATGGTCTCTTTGAGTTTCATCTCAAGGTTGGCCTCGGTCGTCTGATCATGGATGACCTCGGTCATCTTCTCAGCACGTTCGTCGGCTTCCTTCTTGATGTACTTCTTGATCTCTTCGGTGCGTTCGCGGATCAAGTCCTGAGCCTGTGAAGGCTCAAGCCCGGTCAGCATCTTCATTTCCTTCGCCGCCTCGACCATCAACTTGGCTTCTAAGCCCGGGATCGTGGGGATCGGCGTAGGGTTCAGCGAATAAAAATACTCTCCCGGTTGGAAGAGCAAATCGACAATACGGGAGTAGGCAGCCATGACCTTAGTTCGGGTCAGGCCGACGAACACTCGCGATCGTCCGGGCGGCAGCCGCGCCAAAATGTCAGGCTCGTAAATGCCAAGGAACTGGCGTAGATCAACAAGCCATTCGTCTTCTATACGCTGGCGAGAATCTTTCCAAGTTTCAAACTGAGAGCGAAGCCGGGAACCAAGATCATTGAAAACCGCAGATTGCGCGTCTGTCGGCGAAGACATGCCGTTCTCGACTACGAGATCGCCCGGCTCAGGATATTTGTCTTCTTTGCTCATTAGTAACCCGCAACTGAATCAGCAATTTCTGGTCTAGTAGTCCACGTTCGCTCACGACGCGGCATGGAGTTCAATCCGAAAAGCGCAATCGCGTATGCAATGACTCTATCGTCAAAGCATCCATGCGCAGCATTCGTCTTGCCCCGCCCGTCTATGACGTACGTCCGCAACTCTTCCAGCAACTCCTTATCAGCGATCCCCCCTTCTCCCTGACGAATCAGGGCGGCGAGGTTGTCGATGATCAGCGGCTTGGTCTTACCCGTCGTAAGCCACCCCGCCTTCCGGGTCATCTTGTCCCCATAAGCGTGATCGACCGTCTGCTCGACATATAGATTTGGATACCCCAAATCCTGTAATCTACGCAGAGTGGTCAGCCCGTGGTTGTTTCTCTCAACCAAGAGCCACGCCTTTTTATAATAGTACCCTAGGGATTTCAAGATGTCACCATATTCCCAAGGGTCAACGTGACCGTGCCAGCAGGCTACCTGACGACCATTCGAGTCCACTACCTGCGCACAACTGTAGTCACCGTTCTCTAGCCCCTCAGCAACGTCTACCCCAATCGAGTAATGCTCCCCCTCCATCGGAGGAGACCAAACCCGAAGAGGGCCACCGGCACAGGGAATGAAAGCGCCTTCCCTAACGTCCCCAACAAACGTCGGCGACCACACCTCATCCTGAACCGAATCCAAATACTTCGGTTCAACGAAGGTTCTGCCCGTGGTCAGGAACGCCTCTAACGGCGTAGCCGGATACTCCTGCCGGAAAAGATCATCCCCCAACTCCGCAACCTTCCCCCTACGCCAGAACAACTGGTCGTCCGAAAGGTCATACTCTTCCGCTAAACCTTCTTCCTCCTCAGTCCTCTCAAAGTCACCGGGGGCTTTCCGCGCATACTCCGGCAAGAGAAACCAAGGAACGAAAATCAACTTGTACTCGCCCTCCCCTCGGAGAGCCTTCATACACGCTTCGTAAAACCACCCCGACATACCGTTGGCGGTGGACTCCAGAATCACCTCCGTCCCCTCATCGCCAACCGTCTGCAATAGACCAGCCGAGATATCCGTCCCCTCGGGGTAGTAAGCCACCTCCGACCCATGCACAAACTGGTTGGTCTGACCACGACCCGTCTGACCCGTCCGCGCCGTACCTACCCGGTACTGAGACTCAATCCCCGCAAAAGCAATAAACCCCTGAGAGCGACTCTTCAGGGGCGGCTTAAAGAACGGATGCTGCAACTTGTCGTAGAAGAAACTGACCATCCTGAAAATACTGGAGGTCGATTCCGCCAAGTGAGATAGCACAAACGCCGAACTGTTCCGCTGACCCGTCACCCGCCAGAAGTACCTCCCCTGTACATAGGTCGAGATACCTAACTGACGCGCCTTCAGGATCAATACGCGAACCTTACCCGTCTCCCTACGCTGCGCCTCGATCTCCTCATGCACCAGCATCTGACCCTTATTCAGGGCGAGGGGAACGATCTTTCCTTGCTTGTTGACAATACGCAACAACTTGCGCGAGTACGGGGCAAAGTCGTGCTTCAGCTTCTCGGCTAACTTGAGGACACGGGGGTCAGATCCGGTAGACCTTCCATACCGGGAGGAGGAGGTAATGTGGAGAGGCTCATGCCGGGGGGTCTGGGCAGCCAAGGAAGCACCCTCCCCCCCGTCTAATGATGCGTCATGGCGTTGCGGTATAGGTCACCTGTTCCTAATTCGATCGTGCTATTCCCTAGAAGGGAAGACATCCCCTAGTGGGATGTCTCGTCGGTTCCGATGTCGGCGAAAAAGCCTTCATTAACAGTCACTTGTGACTGTTCCGGAGCATAGATGCCGAGATGTTTGGCGAGGAGGTCAAGGGCTTTGACCCTTGCCGAGGGGTTTTCGGCACTAGCCGCTTCCTCTTTTAGCCGCCGAATGACCCATTCGGCGCTTAATTCCGACTTGTCGATCAACTTTTGCCGGGAGGAGTTTATAAACTCCTGCACTTTCGGCTCTTTGAGGAGTTTGCAGCCGGTCTGAGCAGCCGACCTTTCGCTATATCCGGCCTTTATGGCCGATTGGGTGGCGTTCCCTGTCTCGACATAGGCTGAAGCAAACACAGCCCAACGGGCTGTCTGGCGTCGTTTCGTAGCGTGTCTTTCGGTGTACATGATTGGGATTTTGCGTCACGTTCGCATCAAATGCAATCTTAATGCCATTAGAAGATAAAGCAAATTCATGCCAACTCTGTTGGCATTAGAATTTGCATCTTCTAATGGCATATAGATTGCTCTTCAAAAGAGAAGATCTTTAGGATTCTTGAATCCCCCTGATCTTCTGAAATTTTCCTCCCGAGGCTTTGTGAGGGAGGAAAATTTCATTAGATCTTCCCCCCTTTACAGCCCCATTGGTTAGCAGCCAATGGCTTGTGGTTGCCGGGTTTAGCCGGTGTACATTGAACACTAGGAGTATTTCAGCATGAACGTGCAATTAAAGCGTGGTTTGCAGTTTGCCAATTCTCTTTCACATTCAATGGCTGCGGTTCGACGTGAGCGAATCGACGGTATCCGGCTCGCCGATTGGTTTTTACAGTCTCATCGCAGAAGCGATGATGAGGTGCGGTACTTCATGGCTTACGTTGCAAGCAAGTCCTATTTGCCCAAATGGGCAAAGACTCCGGCTCACGTTAAGGCTGCGTCTCGCTCAGTTAAGTGGATGGCGGCATTTACCCGTGATGCCGAAGGCAAGTGGGCGAGGTGCTGATCGGCGATTGACGGTTTCGTTTTTCCGGTGTACAAAGTACCCCGCAAGGATTGTGGGGCGGTTCGGCGGCCTAGTGGCGTAATGGATTGCGTCACTAGGTCACACAGGTGGCTTTCTGACTTTTTCACCCTTGTCTTTTGTGAAAGGGTGAAAAAGCCAGTCAACCAGACTGGATGTCGAATGGATTTTCCGCAACACACTACGGAGTGCATATGGAATTTTCACGTTTGCCTTACGGCAGGGCTTTGATTGCCGACCCGGCCCGATTCCATCGGGTATTGAAAATGCGGCTAGACGATGGCTGTGAGCCATCGGTTATCGCCGACTGGATGTGCCGGATTGTCCGGCTCACCAATCACAGCGACCTCGAAGAGGTCAGGGCTGAAGAAGCCATTAGGATGGCTGCCCGGTCGCTCCATGACGCTTCCGACTACTCATTGCCGGAGGCAATGTTGCGGTTCCCAAGCATCCGCAACCAGCCTAGCATCAGAGACATCCGTCGCTTTAGCGACGAAGCCAGTTCGTCAGACGACAACGACAAGGCTTTGGAGTGGCTGATCGAGCGGTACTCCCTGATCAACTGCGATGATTGCGGCGAGTTAGAGTACGTCGATGATTCGACGAATGTCCGCGATTGCGACGTTATTTGCCGATACTGCCGTGAAAACTACATCCGGACGGATGTAGAAGAAGAGTATGTATCGGTGGAGGACGTTTGCTACGGCATCGATGCCTACGGCAACGAGGTTTCGTTCATCTCCGGCAACGACGATTATATCTGGAGCGACGAACGCGACACTTACGTCCACGTTGATTACGAGCCACCTGTACTTGGCGACTACCACGATTCCAAAGATCGGCAAGAGCCGATCGAGGACAAGTGGACTGCTACCTACGGTAGGTTCATGGGTGTCGAGTTAGAGGTCGAGTGTGAAGACGCTGACCGTAGGTCAGCGGTCAACAATCTGCATGAACATATCAACGACGGTGACTTGGGCAAGCGCGTGTTTTTCGAGCGTGACGGCTCACTCAGTAACGGCTTCGAGATTATCACCCAACCCATGTCGCTCCCCATGATTAAGGATACCTTCGGTTTCCTTAATAATTCGAGACTCATAAACGGCCTCAAGTCACACAATACAACCACTTGCGGACTGCACGTTCACGTTAGCCGTAAGGGTATGTCGTCTTTGCAGATTGCAAAGATGGTGTGTTTCATCAACGACCCAAGTAACGAGTGGCTTGTCCGGGCTATTGCCCGGCGATATGCCAACGGCTACTGCAAAATTCAGCAAAAGCGTTTGGGTCAAGCGCATATGTCAGTCGAGCGGTATGAGGCAGTCAACCTCACCAATCGACGCACTATCGAGTTTCGTATCTTCAAGGGTTCCTTGAAGTACGACGCTGTGATCGCCGCCGCTGAATTTGTCCATGCGCTGGTCGAGTTTACTCGACCCGCCGAATCGAGTTTGTCTGCGCTTAACTCTGCCGGATTCCTGAACTTCGTTCAAAAGAAAATGGCGAAAGAGTGCGCCACGTTTCTCCGATACCTCGGAGAACGTGCCAAGTCTGAAATGTCCCGTGTCGCTGCCTAATGGAGTATCACTATGTGCCTTCTCGTAGAACAGACCGCTAAAACTTCGTTTTCCGATGAGTTCCTCGCCGATGTGTATAGCAAGAACAAAGATGGACTCGGCATCATGTATGCCGAGAACGGCATCGTTGTCGTGCAGAAAATTGTCCCGTCGAACTCCGCAGAGTTCATCGAATTCTATCGGCAGTATGCCGAGGGTCGAGACTGCATCTGGCATGCCCGTATGCAGACTCACGGCGACATCAACCTCGACAATTGCCACCCCTACTATGTAACCGACGAGTTGTGGGTGGCACACAACGGTGTGCTTTCATCAGGCAACGACAACAACCCTGCCAAGTCTGACACTTGGCATTTCATCCGCAACGTCATTCAACCTGCCATCGAGGGTAACAAGTACCTTGTTCACGACCCAGAATGGCAAGCGTTTATCGGCGACCTCATTGGTTCCACAAATAAGTTCGGCTTTATGACTGGCGACGGTTCGACCGTCATCATCAATCGCAAGTCTGGTGTCGAGTTCAACGGTGCGTGGTTATCCAATACCTACGCATGGTCTCCCGGCAAATTCGGCTTTCGTGTCCCGGCTAGTCAATCCTACGGATACAGCAAGTATTCGCATGGCAACTACTGGCAAGAGTACGACTGGGACATGGGATACGGCGCGGTATCCGGCTCGTCTGCAAAGAAAGACGCTACGGTCAAGCGTGAGTCGAAGGACTCGATGAGATCGATTATTCGAGCGGCCCAGAATTGCTACCTCAGAGACACTCTGGAGCAATGGGTACTCGATGCGCCGTGGAAGGCTTCTGCTCTCCTTGCCTACTGCTACGACGACGAGCAAGGCGCAGAGGAGTTGGTCGCCGATGATCCTGCTAAAGCAGTCGAGTGGATTCGTGACTTGTTCGAGACCGATGGTCTAACCCCGTTCAATTCAACCCCTGATGATGGCGAACTTGCGTTCGCTTAATGGAGGCGAGTATGGATGCCCATGTAAAAGAGTTACTCAGTCGGATGACCCCCGATGAGGTGAAGTCCGCACTCCGTGCGCTTCGTTACAAGCAAAGGTTTGATGCATGGAGTATGGCTTTGCCGATGGCAGAGGCTTTGACGCAGCACCTTTTGGTGCTTGGCAGAAATGGAGACGCTGCACTTGTGCAGCACATTGTTAATGACTTGTTGCGCGATGGAGTTGAAACACAATGAAAGCGTACTTGATAGATCCGTTTACGAAGTCGATCAACGAAGTTGATTACGACGGTGACTGGCGGAACATTTCCAAGATCATTGGAAATGACTGCACGAATTTCGATGTGGTCGGATTCCCCGGTGGGCGGCACTCGATCTTCGTCGATGACGAAGGACTTATAAAAGGCGAACTCGCGCCATTCTTTAAGCCCAGTTGGATACTCACCCCGCTGAGTGGTCGAGGGCTTGTCCTTGGGACAACCTCTGACGGCGACTCATGCGATGTATCCGTCCCACTTCATGCGCTGCAAAGCGATATCGAGTGGCTCGACGTTGCCACCGTGGTGCGTAATGCACGGGATGGAATTTATGATCAGCGTTAAAAAGTTCTACGTCACATACAAGCATGAGAAAAGCGTTCGCGTTGAGATGGTCGATGCGAACTCATATGAGGAGGCGTGGCTAAAGATTCTGGCGAAGATTTCGCCAGAGGAAACCATGCGAACAATTGAGGTAACGGAGAGAGTGTATGCGTGACCTGTTCGGTTTCTTTCTGGCAATGATTCGCGGCTACTACGATGGTCGCGTCAACGGTTGCGATAACAACGTCTACCTAGGCGAACGTCGCTTCTATTACCGCCGTGGTTACGATCGTGGCATCGCAGTTTACTGCGACAAAATGAAGGGGTACGAGAATGGAAAGTGAAACTGTCGAGATTGAAAATCCTGAAAGTTACTGGACTAAAGTCGCTCAGGACACATTAGTTGGGCGGCGCATTGTCGCCACTAGATACCTGTCTGAGATCGAGGCGAAACGCCTCGGGTGGTACAACCGTTCCGTTGTCTTTGAATTGGACAACGGCAATCTGGTATGGCCTAGCATGGATGACGAGGGCAATGGAGCGGGGGCATTGTTCACCACCGCCTTGAAAGGAAGTGTCCTTCCTGTGCTGAGTATGCGGCTATGAGTGGCACAACCAAGATGCTACGCATCCTTGTTGTGATGGACTTCGAGGGCATCGAAGATCCTGATAGCGACGTTGCGAGTCGCCTCATAGAGGACTTGCAGAGGGACTGCGAGAACTTGCGTACTGCGTATGGCGCAGAGGCGACATGGGTAGATGAGGCGTTCATTGTTACGAGGAACGACAACCAATATGAGTGAGTCGCACAGAAAGATGATGAGGCTGCCGCCTCGAAAGAAACTGTTTGGGTTCGACTACCACAAGGCTACGCAACTGCGCATGACCGGGAAAGAATGGCATGAGTACGCCAAGGTAGATAAGTTCAAGACTGAGCGAGGTAGCGACTCCGCATGGAGTGGCTACTTCGAGGTATGGCTAGACGGAACGGACATGAACAGGAGGGCAATTGAATAAATGGCAAGTCATTTACCCCGATGAAACCGGAGTGAGTAAAGTAGTCGGTACGTTCAAAAGTCGAAGGGATGCGAGGCAGTTTGCCTCATCTTTAATGGATCAAAAGTTGCCCTTCCCGATTATCCCGTTTATAAATGACCACTATACCCCCACTATTACGAGGGTTGGAGGATCGAGAGGTGATACTGTTCAGCGTGGAGAAACGACTAACAGACGAGGCATGGTCTAGCATCAACGGCGACGATGGTTCGCCGATGCTGTTCCAAAACTTTGAATCTGCCAAGGCAAGGTTCGACGAGGAGGTTTCCGTGGGCAGCCCCGGAAATAGTTTCCGAGTCATCGCACATGAGTACGAAAATACGTTCAGCAAGATAGTCATAGAGAAGCAGTTGCGTCTCGAAATGATTTGCTTGGTTTGTAAAGCAACTCATTTCGAGAATGGAGACGAGACCCGCTGCCCGTATTGCGGGAATGATGATGTATCCAAGAACGTATACGCAGCGAGAGGTGATGCTTGAAAGAAAGAACCCCGACAGAACTTGAGGTTTTCGGGTGCAACTGGAAAGAGTGGGCGAATGGCATAGCCAACTCTGAGTTTATGAGGGTTGCGATCTCTGGCGGTAGGCCAAGGGTCGCGGAGGCTTTAGCCATGATGACCGTCATGGTCATCACGGATGCTCAGAGGTTTGTTGCCGAAGGCAACTACGTCCAGTCTATTCAGTTGCTCAACTGCCTGAAGCGGCTGATAGCAAACCCAGAAGAGTTAATGGGGTTGGTAACTATGAGCGGTGAGCCGCCGGAAAACGATTCAGTAATTCATTAGGTCGCGCCATTGTTAGTGGCTAGTCTGACCCAGACGATAAAGAAGCACCGTGACAGGTGCGGGTGGTTCGGCAACACCTCCCTGCGGCAACGCAGATGAGTCAATGATGCCCAGAGAAATCTGCCGTCTAACCTAACGGGCGTTGGCAACACGACAGTTCCCCGTGGCCGTGAAGCGGATGCAAAGTTACCGCCGCACGGGGGAAGCATCTATCAACACAAATCTAAACGGAGTAGTTATGGCAAAGCGTGGACGACCGCCCCTTATCGAAGGGAAGAAGCGTGTATACAAGTCTCTCAAGATCGAAGGCGATCTGGTTCTTAAGATCCGCAAGTATGCGGACAACATGGAAGGAACCCTCGGGTTCCGCCCGACCGCCACTCAGGTCATCACTCACCTGCTCAAGAAGGTTTCCTAATGTCCCTGTACGCCGCCCTCAAGGTTGCGCTTCCTCTTCTCAACGCCCTACCGAAGGAGTCCTTTATGTCTCTCTCTCAGGCGGCACAGAACCTGTCACCCAATACAATCAAGGCACTTCGTGGGTTCCTTGACTCTGGGCTTTCAGATGAGGAACGGAAGAGCCTTGAGGGTTCCGTGAAGCGGGTCGCAAAGAAGCATGAGGCTGAGTAATTTCCGGTGTACAATGTACCCCGGCATCTGTAACGGCATAACCCATTGGAGGGTCGAACGGTGAAGGCGAGTGATGTGAAGCGTGAGGGCGGCAAGATTGTTTACCGGGGACACTCGTTCCCCGGTTTCAACAAGCCGATCAATGCCCCCGCAGGAGCCAAGCAGAAGAAGATGGTTCTCGCAAAGAAGGGCGACGAAGTAAAACTCGTTCGCTTCGGGCTGCGCGGGATGAGTGACTACACCAAGCATGGCAGCGAGAGCCGCCGTAAGAACTACCTTGCACGATCTGGTGGCATCCGTGACAAGTCCGGCAAGTTGACGAAGGACGACAAGTTCTCTGCCAACTACTGGGCTAGAAAGGTTCTCTGGTAGTGATCGTTTACATGTCGCATCTAGTCCGCGACAAGCGGAACGCACGGGCTGAGTTTCGTCAGCCCGTCGTTTCCGTTGTTCGGCGAGACAAGTTGATGTACGTCAACGAGGTGCGGGTCAAGGACTCAAGCGGCAAGACTATTTGCCGGGTTGTCTACGACCCGAAGGTAGACCCGTCCAAGTTCCACAAGGTATCTGCGTGGGTAGAAGTGGACGAGTCGTCGGCAGATGTAGAGTTTCTGTAGTTACAACAATGCAAGGCAGCCAAGAAAGCATTGTTTCTGCACTTAGACCTGAAAGCAGAAACTCATCCACCAAAGAGTGGATGGATAGATCGCATGACACTAATGAGGAACTCAAACAGATCATGCAGTCAATGCAACTCAAGATCGATGACGTAATGCGCCTATCGATGACGAGTTACGACACGGTCAAGAGTTGGAGGGTTAAGCGAGAGAGCAAGCGGTGGAGGCGCATGCCTAACCGCGCATTGGCTCACTTGAAGATGCGTATAGGGAGGAGTGCAAAATGATCAGAGATCTGATCTTGCTGTTCAAAAGGATGAGAAAGTTCAAGGACTACGAATGGAGACGGGTTCCGCCACCCGAATGGAAGGCAAAGCGTGGCGGTGTCCACTACTGGTAGGAGGCATTCAAATGTCAGCGAGAGGAGCGGGATGGGAACACCTCTTTAGGAAAAGACCCAGAGGTTTTGTCCTTCGATTAGGGAAGCGTCGTTACTGGAATGGGCAGACTGACTCATCGCTCGGATATGAACGGTGGTTCACTAACTCTCCTAGGAGGGCTAGACTTTTCGAGACTAGGGCTGAGGCGTACTCAGCAGCAGCAGATGCAGCGTTCTTACAGAACGCAAAGCCAGAGGAGCATTGGGAGTGAGCGTCATAATGTGCCGCCGCGATTCGGGCGAGGGGTGAGGAATGAAACCCGACACTTACCGAGTCTTGCAAATGGCCGTGCGTGATGGGGCTGCGATTGGCTACCACCGCGCCTTCAAGCACAACGACGCCCCAGATGACGAGCAGATGATCGATGCTATCGAACAGGCGGTCATGACTCAGATCTGCGAGTGGTTTAAGTTTAAGGATGAGTTCAAGGAGTAATGGAAATGCCAGACATAACAATGTGCAGAGGAGAGGAGTTGCGTAACGGCGAGTCTCGGAAGATATGCCCACGCCGCGACACCTGCTACAGGTACACAGCCAAGCCTAGCGATGGATGGCAGTCATACTTCTCTGTCGCGCCGTTCTACAACTGGAACGAATCTTGCGACTACTACTATCGAGACATGAGCAAGTTCAAAGAAGAAGCCATTTCATGATTCGATGCTGCATCTGCAATTCCGAGGCAACTAGCAAGTCTAATATCTGCTACTCATGCAAGAAGACTATGCAGAACAGAAAGATCGGCATAGACGAGATGAAGAGCCTTGCTCTGATTACTTATTGGACTATTGTTTTGAAGAGGGCGATTAGTGATGCGCAAGAAGCAAGCAAAAACGGAACGCTTGACTTCCTTTTATACGGGAAGAGGGACTACTTTGTGCCGCATGGTTGTCCCTATATGCCCAGACGGAATAGAAGAGCTGTTAAGGGAAGAACTAAAGGACTGCTTCGACTACGCGGAGGAGTTGTCCCTAAAGGAAGCATGCCTGAGACTAATGGAATACTACGGGATGGAGCAGGACTACCTGCCAATGAGGAAAAAACTGGAGAAGTTTAGAAATGCAAAACCAACAAGACGTAAGCACGGGTAAGCCGCTTTCCTATCTGGTTGAGACCATGATCGATGGCAAGCAATACACATACCTATCCACGCTTAAACCAAGTGATGAATGGGCTGTTGTGACGCCGCTTTATACCTCTTCTGATATAGAGGCGGCACAAAGAAAGGCTAACCCCGGAATACTAGACGTCATCCGCAAGAAGTCTTGGCGGATGTGGTGGCATCTCTGGACTGGGGATCACTCCATCTTCGAGACTCGACGTCGAATCGAGGGAGAGGCTAGGCGGTTTGGCGGCATCGTGCTGTGGGACGATAGCCAGTAAAGGATGGGGGCGGAATCGCCCCCGCCCCCTGTAATCGATCGATTACTTGCCCTTCTTCACGGCAACGCCGGGACGCATGGGCTTGGAAGCCATTGCTTTCGCGGCAGGCTTCTCAGCCTTCTTCGCCATCGGCTTCTTGCCTTTCTTCATCATAGCCATTGTAGTCTCCTTAGAAGGCAAGACGCCTTCGGTGTTAGATGGTATTTTTTTTTCGCCACCAATGCAAGATGAAGTTCTCAGTCATCCGTCTGTACATCTCATCAGGGATGTCGTCTATCGCCTTTCGCCTTTCCTCTTTAGTGCCAAGATCGAAGATCGTTTTCCATAGCGTGTAGTAGGACAGCGAAAGCGTTTGCTCACGCAAGAACTCAGGCACGTTCTTGTTGAGCCAACTCATTCTCCCTTCGTGAGTGAGATGCTGACCGCATCTGTCAGCCCAGTAGAGGACTGGGAAGTCAGGTGTGTACTGAATGACGCTGGTAGGTTTTCTCTTACGAGACTTGCCCATGCTTTAAACGACAGCGTTACCGGCTCTTGCGAAAGATCAAAGGCGATGTCGCTGTTGATCGACGAGAGCCGCACCGTCACCCTCCATGCTTGTCTGTTGCCACGCCAGAACAGGGCTGGCATCTCCTTATTGCGGTCAGCCGCAACGGACACCTGCTTCCACCACTCTGGCTTGAAGTCGCCGGCCTTAGCGTAATGCTTGACCTCGACTGTCCACCCGGCGAGACCGTTCAGATCACCCTGTTCGTCGGATCGATACTGCTCAAGATTTCGATTAAGCCTTATCCCGAGTTCTTCGTGAATTAGAGCGGCTACTTCTCTTTCGGCTGACGCCCCCTTCGCTCGACTGTTTATTGCCATTCAGAATACTCCATGCCATGTTCGGTGGGATCTTGTACTCGTTCTCAAGAATGAGAAGGCAGTAGTGGATACCTTTCAGGACGTCCTGCTCTCGCCCCTTGTATGGGTGGCGAGTGATGTACTTGATGACGTTGCCGTCGGCGAACGGAATCCTGTTCGCAATGCAGTACTTAGTTGGTTGTATCTTGAGATTCTTGTAGTGATTCCCACCAACCTGAATCTTTCCCGATTCTCTTACAGACTTCATTCATTAGTTCCTCTTCTGTTCCATATCGTTTTTCAAACGCCGCCTTATACGGGTGACGACTAGTTGCAAAACCCGTGTCAATGCCTCCTCTGTGATGTGTCGGGCAGAGGGGGATGATCTTAAAGTGGGCATAACGTTTGGTCTTGCCCTCCATGTGATGGACTTCCGCTGGCGACCAGACATCGTGATGCATCCTGCAAACTATTTT